GCCAAACAGCAGGAAGAACAGCAGACTTGGCAGAAGAAGTTGGAGACTTACACCCAGTCCAAGACGGGGCTCAAAGTTTCAGACTTTCAAGACGCTGAAGACACTGTGCTCGAAACACTGAGCGTGACGCAGCAAGGCATCATTCTTCAGGGAGCCCAGAACCCGGCTGTTATGGTTTATGCCCTAGGCAAGAACCCCAACAAGGCCAAGGAACTGGCTGGGATCACTGATCCGGTTCAGTTCGCCTTTGCAGTAGCAAAACTCGAAACTCAACTCTCTGTGCAAAAGAAACAAGCACCTCCTCCCGAAAAACGGATCAACGGAAACGGCAGTCTCGGTACTTCCAACGTCCAGTTGGATCGCTTGCGTGAAGAAGCGGCACGCAGTGGAGACTTTACCAAAGTCCTCGCTTTCAAACGTCAGTTAAAAAACCAATCCTAAGTTATGGCAAATGCATTCAGCAAAGAAGAAAGGGTAGCGTTCGAAAACCTCCTCGAAGGTTTCCAAGACGCTCTCGTCCTGTCCCGCAACGTCTCGATCTACAACACGGATCAGACGATGATGGAACGCACCAATAACACGATCTGGAGGCCGCAGCCTTACATCAGCCGTTCCTACTCTGGCACGGACATGACTGCGAACTTTTTGGATTACACCCAGTTGGCTGTCCCTGCGACAATCGGCTTCAACCAGTCTGTGCCGTGGATCATGACGGCTACTGAACTGCGTGACGCCCTTCAGGAACAGCGCCTCGGTGACTCCGCCAAGCAGAAGCTGGCGAGTGACATCAACGTGGCTGTTATGAACGTGGCCGCCTCGCAGGGAACGCTCGTTGTGAAGCGTCTCTCCGCTGCTACTGGGTTTGATGACGTCGCCCAGTGCGAAGCCATCTTCAACGAGCAGGGTGTGAACTTCGATCAGCGTTACCTCGCTCTGTCCACCCGCGACTACAACGGCATGGCGAACAACCTCGCTGGTCGTCAGACATTGTCTGGTAAGACGTTGACCGCTTACGACCGCGCCTACATCGGCCAGGTTGCGAGCTTCGACACCTTCAAGCTCGACTACGCGAACCGTATCGGTGCTGCTGCTGGTGGTGGAAGCATCACGATCAACACGTCGTCCGGTGCGAACGCCTACATCCCCAAGGCAGTGACCTCGTCCCCGACGACCGCTGAACGCCTCAACGTGGACAATCGTTACCAGACGGTGACCGTGTCGAGCAGCACCAATGTTGTGGCAGGCGACTGCTTCACCATCGCTGGCGTGAACGCTGTTCATCACATCACCAAGCAGGACACCGGCCAGTTGAAGACCTTCCGCGTCATCAGCGTTCCCGTTGGTGGCACGACCTTGGTCATCAGCCCTCCCATCATCTCCAACCAGTCTGAGAACGACACCGCTGCAACGGCTGAGTACCAGAACTGTGTGGTGAATGTGAAGTCTTCGACCAGCGCCATCGTGTTCCTGAACACTGCGGCAGCTCCGATCAACTGCTTCTGGCAGAAGGACGCGATTGAAATCCTGCCGGGCCGTTATGCGGTTCCTCAGGACGCAGGTGCAAACGTGATGCGTGCTTCCACCGATCAGGGCATTGAACTGGTCATGCAGAAGCAGTACGACATCAACACCATGAAGACTCGCTATCGTCTCGATACGATCTTCGGTGTGGTCAACAAGCAGCCCGAAATGACCGGGATCATCTTGTTCGGCCAGCCGTAAGCTGACTTACACAGGGGGAGGGTGGTTGACTCCGCCCTCCCTCTTGTGTATCAACTCTTTATGCCTCTCAAAAAAGGATACTCGCAGAAGACGATCTCCAAGAACATTTCCAAGGAGATGAAAGCTGGTTACCCGCAGAAGCAAGCCGTCGCGATGGCCCTCAGTTCTGCTCGTAAATCCCGCGTTGCCGCTGGCAAGCCTGTTGGGAGGATGCGGAAGTAATGGAATTTCCAACCATTGTTTACAAGGTTCCTGGCAAGCATTTGCGCCCGCATGGCACATACGACTACGCCGGAGTCAACACGCAGGAAGAGCTCGATGCGAAGCTCAGTGAAGGTTGGTATGAAAGCCTTCCTGCTGCCATTGAAGGAAAGCCCGCCAAGCCCGCAGAGGCGGCCTCTGAGCCTGTTTTGGACGACAACGCTCCTCCCACTAGGGAAGAGTTGGAAGCCAAGGCTACAGAGCTTGGAATCAAGTTTGATGGCAGGTATTCTGACAAGAAGATCGCCCAGATGATCGACGAAGCACTCGCCAAATAACATGGCCTTTACCAAGAGACAGATTATTGAGCAGGCGTTCGAGGAGATCGGACTGGCTTCGTATGTGTTCGACATCACGCCAGACCAGCTTCAAAGCGCACTCAGACGTCTCGATCTCATGGTGGCTTCTTGGCAGGCGATGAATATCCAGATCGGGTATCCGCTGCCGGCCAGCCCGGACAACAGTAACATCGACGAGGAGATTCAAACTTCACTCAACAACAATGAGGCTTTGGTTCTTAACCTTGCTGTTCGTCTTGCTCCTGCTTACGGAAAGTCTCTTTCGCCCGATACGAAGACTACTGCGAAAGCTCTCTACAACCAGCTTCTGATCGAGGCCGCGATGCCTTACGAGCAGCAGTTTGTGAGGACGCTCCCGCTTGGTGCCGGGTTCAAGCGCACTGACCAAGTGTTTGTCAACGTCCCAGACCTCAACCCGCTCATCGTTGAAAACAACGATCAGATGCTCTTCAAGAACTCTTAGCCATGGCTATCGAACGCTTGTCCCTGCTGGACACAGTCACTGCGAGCACCTACTTCGCAGTCAACGTCAACAACCAAGACTACCGTACTGCTGCTGACACTGTCGCCCAGTACATCCAGTCTCAAGGCTCCTCTGGGGACGGCAAGATCATCCAGTACGCTGGCCCTACTGCTACGGGGTTCACTGTCACGATCACTGACAGCAGTGCGAGCACTTGGTTGGTCCTGACGCCCAACGCCACCTTGGCTGCCGGCACGATCATCCTGCCAAATGTCGCCAACTGCGTGGAGCAACAAGAGATCCTTGTGAGTTCGTCTCAGACTGTAACTGCTCTGACGATCAACCTGAATGGTGCTCTTGGCGTTGGAACTCCTACGACCATCTCCTCTGGCGGCTTCTTCAGGCTGCGCTTTGAACCAATTCTCAAGACCTGGTATCGTGTTGGCTAACTGTTGAATTTATGGGACTCGCTTTTCAACCCGCTTACAATCTTGGCGTCACTGTCACGCCGAATGTCACCTCTCAATCTGTCACTCTGGGATTCACTTCCGAGTCTGTGGTGTTCACCAACCTCGGCTCCACTGTGGTCTATGTCCGCGTGGGCAACTCTGTTACTGGTACGCCGGCAACGACTGCTGGGTATCCAGTGCTCGTTGGCTCACAGGTGAGCATTGGCAAGGATCAGGACGATGACACTGTCTCGTTCATCTCCCCCGGGGGAGCTGGTTCACTGCACATCATCCAAGGAATTGGCCTGTGATTCGGTTCCTGTCCAGACGCCGGTCAAAGACGCCCGCTACTGCTGGAGGGGTAACGCCTCCTCCAGTGACGTTCACTTACCTGCGTCCCGGTGGAGTGGATAGCTACAATCGTCCTGACGGCACCTCAATTTACATCAGACCCTAGTTATGCCTGACCTTACAGTTTCAGCCGATATTGACTCTTTCATGCAGTCAGCCAACAAGGCTGCTGCTGTTTCCTTCCTTGGCGCTCTGACGACCACTCAGATTGCAGGTCTGTCCACGACTGCCCCTGCTGCGCTTGCTACGGCTCCGGTTGTTGGCCTGAGCACGTTTGCTGCTCGTGGCGATCATCAGCACATCTTCCCAACTGCTGCTGAAGTGGGTGCACTGGGTGCTACCGCTGCTGCTGGAGGTGACCTGACTGGAAACTATCCCAACCCAACCTTGGCAGCGATTACGACTGCTCAAGCCGGAGTGGGAAGTTCGACGCAGATTCCGGTGTTGAGTATTGACGCCAAAGGCCGCGTGACTGCGCTTACGAGTGTTACTGCTGCGGGTGGCACGGCTACGCCAACAGATGTGCAGGTATTCACTTCGAGTGGCACATGGACAAAGCCAGCTAATGCAGTGTCTGTAAGCCTAATGATGTTTGGTGGAGGAGGGGGTGGTGGCAGCGGCGGAAGAAACGCATCGCAAGCGGCTGCTCGCGTTGGCGGCGGCGGCGGCGCTGGCGGCGGTTATTTTCATGCGGTCGTCCCGGCTTCTGCGTTTTCGGCTACGGAAACCGTGATTGTTGGTGCAGGCAACGCAGGTGGTGCTGCACGCACCAGTGATGCTGCGGGTGCCAATGGAACTTCTGGAGGAACGTCTCAGTTTGGCAGCTTTCGCGCCATTGGAGGTGGTGGCGGCGCGGGCACTGGCGCGGCTGGAACTTCCGTGCAGCAGGCGAACAATGGTGGGCCAGGTCAGTCCAATGGCAGCGCCGGAACTGCTGGTGTTCCCTCATCCGTCAGCGTTGTATTCCAACCGGGTGGACCTGGTGGCGGTGGCGGTGGCGGTCTTGCTTCTGGTGGCGCAGTGCCTGTTGCAGGTGGTGCTGGAGGTCGCAGTTCGTCGCTAGACCTTGTTGGAGGAACTGCTGGTCTGGCGAACTCAGCAGGCGGGAATGGCATCGCCGCGCCGGCAGGGTACACTGCTCCAGGCTCAGGTGGTGGTGGTGGTGGCTCATCCGCTGCTGGTAATGGGGGTAATGGGGGTAATGGTGGCTTTCCTGCGGGTGGTGGTGGTGGTGGTGGCGCAACCGAAACCGGCACACAATCCGGTGCAGGCGGTGCAGGCGGTGCAGGGCTTGTGGTGATTACAACATATTTCTAAGCATGAACTACGCTATTGTTGATGATGCCACTAAGGTGGTCCAAAACGTCATTGTCTGGGATGGAGTGACACCTTTTACTCCTCCCGCTGGAACCACTCTTGTGAATGTCGATGGCATTCCTTGTGGTCCAGGCTGGATCGAGCAGCCTGACGGTTCATTCTTGCCTCCTCCTGACGAGTCCAATGGCTAAAAAGCAGGTCAACCTCTCTGTGTCCAAGGGTGAGAAGCTGCCTGTCTCTAAAGGAGCAGGGCTGACTGCCAAGGGGCGAGCCAAGTACAACGCTGCTACTGGCAGCAACCTCAAGGCTCCGGCTCCTAATCCAAAGACCAAGGCAGACGCAGGCCGGAAGAAGTCCTTCTGTGCTCGTATGAGCGGGATGCCCGGTCCTATGAAGGACGAGAAGGGACGCCCCACTCGCAAAGCTGCATCACTTAAACGCTGGAACTGCAAATGAAAGACGGACTTTACAAGAACATCCATCAGAAACGCGAACGCATCGAGGCTGGATCGAAGGAGCGGATGCGCAAGCCTGGTTCCAAGGGAGCGCCAACTGCTGCTGCATTTAAGGCTTCTGCCAAGACCGCGAAGAAGAAGTAATGCAAGTCCCAATCCTCAACGGCATCTACACAGACACTGCTGGGGATTTCCGCGTGGAATATCCACGCAACATGGTGCCTGTCATCCTTAAGTCAGGCATCTCTGATGGTTACTTCCGTCCTGCTGACGGAATCGTGAGCCTAGGCACTGGCCCCGGCATTGACCGTGGGGGAATCGAGTGGCAAGGAATCCTGTATCGCGTGATGGGCACAAAGCTGGTGTCTATCTCCAGCCTGAATGTTGTGACCGTCATAGGGGATGTAGGTGGCACAGGACAGGTCACCTTTGACTACTCATTTGACTACCTCGCTATCGCCTCAAACGGCAACCTGTTCTTGTATCGGCCAAGCACGGGGCTGCAACAGGTCACTGACCCTGATCTAGGCACAGTTGTCGATGTCGTCTGGGTGGACGGATACTTCATGACCACCGACGGGGAGTTCTTGATCGTCACAGAACTTAATGACCCCTTCTCGGTCAACCCGCTCAAGTACGGTTCTGCTGAAGCTGATCCTGACCCGATTGTGGCCCTGCTGAAGGTCCGCAACGAGGTCTACGCGCTCAACCGGCACACCATCGAAGTCTTCGACAACGTGGGAGGCTCGCTGTTCCCGTTTCAACGGGTGGAAGGTGCCCAGGTGCAGCGTGGAGCCATCGGCACTCATGCCTGTTGCAACTTCATGGAGTCCATTGCGTTCATCGGTGGAGGACGTAACGAGGCTCCTGCTGTCTGGCTCATTAGTGGCAGTAACGCTCAGAAGATCTCCACTCGTGAGATTGACTTGATTCTCGAAGAGTTCACTGAGACGCAACTCTCCAACGTGCTCGTCGAGTCCCGGGTAGACAAGGGCTACAGGCACCTTTACATCCACCTCCCCAACCGGACTCTGGTGTTTGACGCAGAGGCCACCACAAAGGCCGGCATGCCTGTCTGGTTCACGTTGACGAGCAGTCTTGTTGGTAACTCGCAGTACAGGGCAAGGAATCTCGTCTGGGTTTACAACAAGTGGGTAGTTGGTGACCCTTCCAGCGTCTCGTTTGGCTACCTGTCTGACTCGCTCTCGTCCCACTGGGGAGTCCTCAACGGCTGGGAGTTTGCGACGATCATCCTGTACAACGAAAGCCGGGGCCTGATCTTCCACGAGATGGAACTGATTGCACTCACCGGTAATGCCATCTTTGGCACTGACCCAAGCATCTGGACCTCTCACACTGAAGATGGACTGACATGGAGTCAGGAACGAGTCTGTAAGGCCGGCGTGACTGGTGTGCGTGGCAAGAGGCTCTCGTGGCTTCAGCAGGGACGCATGAGGCAGTGGAGGGCACAGAAGTTCAGGGGAACCAGTGACGCACAGCTTTCTGTGGCGAGACTTGAGGCAAGGATTGAACCGCTTGCGGTATGATCGAGGGACCGTACAAGATCACTCGTAA